GTCTGGATCGCATTACCCATCAACGCATGAGATGAACATTGATAATGGATAACCATTGGAGTGTTATCTGCTATAACGATCTGCACATATGCACCACTTTGCCCTGCTGTTCCATTTACAGTTACGTTTGTTGTATAAGCTGTAGTTTTATTTGATTCAAGATAAAAACGTAAAGGATGGCCAGAATTACTTGAATGTGATTGGTCAAACTTATAAGTACGACCAGGTGTAAGAGTTAAAAATGGTGCTTCTTTGCCATCAATTAAATAACCATTTCCAGAACCACTTCCGTTATATCTATGCGCTGCTGTTTTGCTTGCAACAGTAACAGTTAGAGTTTTTACAGATCCAGTATATGTAGCCTGAGTAGAAGCAAATCCTCTAATGTTTCCATCATCGGTGAGAGTTAACGTACCAGTAAAATTAGGATCTGCATTTTGACCAGGTGCTACCCAACTAAGAACTCCAGAAGCGTTACTTGATAAAACATATCCACTTACAGAAGAGTCAGCAGAAGGTAAAGTCCAAACAACATTAGATGAAACTGTTGCAGCAGATTTAAAACCAACATAATGAGATGAGTCAGCATCTAAATATCTAACCTCTTTTTGACCAGAAACAGATAAGTGTTCACTACTTGTCCAAGAGTCTGTTGCATTTACCCAATTAAATGTTTTATCAGATGCACCTTTTAGAGTAAGTCCACCTCCGTCAGCAGTTGTATCAGATGGTGTTGAGACTTTTCCAAGAGTTATATTTTTATCCTCTACATCAAGATTGGTAGTGTTGATTGTAGTTGTTGTACCGCCAACTGTTAAGTCTCCTACGATATTTACAAGACCAGCAGAACTGATAGACATTCTGCCAGTTCCACCTGTACTAAAGGTTAAGGTATCTGATCCTCCACTTATTCCTGTATTTGGATCAGAATTAAAACTAAATGCAGGGCTACCAGCAGATCCATCAGGTGCTTTGCTTAATAAATTTGAATAACTTATCTTTTTATTTTTAGCAGAACCTGTGGCACTTTGATCTATTATCGGCAAAGTATCTGTACTGGCTGGTGCAGTAAGTTCTGTAAATTCTGATATTTTGCGGTTTGTCATAATTAAAACTTGATTATGTACATAAGAGCTACGTTTTTAGGTCGTGCTTCAGTCCCACCACCACTACTTGAAATAGTGTGTGAGTGAGTACCATCAAAATCTACACCACCCACAGGACTTGTAGAAGAACTACCTGTAATAGTGTTATTTCCATCTTGTGTTTTTGTAAATACACCAGTTGCAGAACCGCCAGCACCGAAACCTTCTGATATTTTTCTGATACCACCAGTTAATGTTACAGAATCAGTTGTATGTGTATGATTTTTGTTTTGATCTGTTTGTGTTGATCCAAAAACACGACTTGCATCTACTCCAGCACTATTATCCCAACCTCTAACAAATTGACCTCTTAGGTCAGGCAAATTGAACGTAGAAGAGCCATCCCCTGCTCCATGTGTCGTTGATAGGATAGAAAACAATGATGCGTATGTAGATCTGCTAATAGCACTACCATTACATTCTAAAAACCCAGAAGGGGGAGTAGAAGCTCCAAAAGTTAATATTGTCCCTACTGGCACACCAGCAGCAAGTTCTCCCCATGACGATCCGTTATAACCCTCAAATTCTGTTGAAGTTGTATTAAATCTTATTTGGCCTGTAGCTGCTGTTGGTCTTTGGGCGGTTGTACCATTAGGCAGTTTTAAAGCACCAGTGCCAGCCATCACAATATCACCAGCAGAATCTACTGTTCCTGTAAAATCTGGAGATGCTTTTGTTGCTAGTCCAAAATTATTAGTATGTGCAGCATCTGTAAGACTCCCTAAAACCAACCAACCATTGTTTGCCGAGTTTCTTATCTTCAATAAATTTGTCGAGGTATCAACCCAAATTTTATAAGCAACAGTTGTAGTGGGATCTGATGATCCACTATTTAAAGATTGTATATCTCCTAAAACAGCATTAAGCTCAGTTCTAAAAGTAGAACCAACTTGATTAGCTAAATTATAATCTGCTGCATTACTCACTAAGTAACCTCCTTACCAAAGCCTGATGCAGCCCATACAAATGATCTTGCAACTGCTGAACTTCCATTAAACCATGTAATCTGGAATCCTGTCCTAGATTCATTAGCTAAAACAAATCTGTCACCTGCAACCTGTCCATTAGATGTTTGCGTAATCACAATGTTTGGAGTTTGTTTAAATGGATTTGTAAAAGAAACAGTATATTGAGATGATCCAGTTGTTACTGGAGTCGAAATACTTTCTGTTCTTCCTTGTAATTCTAGTGTAGCTCCTAATTTTGTAACAGCTATATTTTGGTTTGTGTCACTACTTGTTAATAATGCTTTAAATTGAAATGCTCTTCCTGTAATTAAAACATTACTAAACTCTTTATAAGCACTCCATGTTGGAGATCCTGATGGGTTATCGTTAGTTGCTCTTACATAAACAGCAGCGTTACATTTTGTGGCTTCAGTCAATCCACCAACTTGATCTATATAACCCCAACTATCAATTAAATCTGTTCTATCATCCCATAGGTTATTTAAGTTAAAACTAGAAGCTTCTAATACTTTCCTGATATTTACATCATATGGTTGTGTTAAATCTATTGAATTACTAAATACATATTCTCCAGAAGTTGCAACTGCGTTGCTGCTTTCTGTAAGTTTTAAAGCGTCTAATGACGCATCATAAACAGTATTAGTTTTTGATCCTTGAAAGTTAGGTGTGTGTTCATCTACTGACCCTACTGCAAGTCTTTCTGATGGTGCTGGGAGGTTAGTTGTAACTCTAGTATTATTCCAAGCAGAATCTTGTGTACCCGGCGATGGACTTTCACGACCACCATCATCCTCAAACTTAATTAGATAAGTTCCAGCAAGTAAAGGCACAATTTTTTGTGTTTGGTTTCCAGCAGCAGCTACAACAATATTTTGTCCATCTTTCCATTGCGCTCCTGATGTTTTACTAGAATGACGAATCAGGGTTTTTCCTCCTAGCAAAACGTCAAGCTCTGTAGCACGATCCCAGCTTAATATCGCACTTGTCTCATCAATCGGTAATAAACTAACCCCACTAACATTTTGTGGAGGTGCAGTCTTACCATTAGCTACAAAGAAATTACCATTACCTGTAACAAGTTTTGCTGACTGCACAGATCTTAATCCTGATGGGCTTACACTAAAAACTTCTATTTCATAGTTACCAGCAATAGTATCTAAAATTTCATAACTTTTTGAATTTTCAACTGTTCTGGAAGTGTAATTGCCATTCTGCAATCTAAAACGAATATAGTGTGTATCAGATGTGCTAGTCCAACTAACAATAATTTTAGTTCTAGCAATACCTGTATTCTCATAAATAACCTCCTCGCCTGTAATTCCTGTTGGTGATGCTGGTGGTATGTCTAAATTAGTGACATCTCTTACAGGTAAAGCTATGCCACTTTCTATGTGATTATATTTACCAGAGTTATATTCACTAGCAGTTACTGAATAAAAAGCTCTATCTTTTTCCTCTACTGATAATACTCTCCAAGTGCTTGTAGCTATTCCTGTCCCACTACTAAAAGTTTGATATACCCAAATACTATTTGGATTTGGCGCAGCAGAAAAATGTTGACCTAAACTAAATACATTGTTTGACAGTCCAGCGACTGTTTTTGTTTCAACAGTACCATCAGGTAATACACAACTTAATGTAGAGTTCGGCTCAAAACTTAGATTTACATCTGATCCGCTTTGTGTCTTTGCAAAGACAGTATCTACTGTCACAGAGTTAGTTGTTGCAGATGTTATACGACCTGCTCTTCTTTCTCCAGACCTTAACGGATCTGCAATTTCAATGATTTGACCAGGCCTCACAACAACTCCAGCTTCTATACCGCAGCTAAAAGTTACAATCTCACGTTCTACGTTACTCATGTATAGCATCCATTTTGCTAAACGAGAAGCTTGACCTCTTGATGTACAAGCAAACGCATCAATATTTTTAATTACTGAGCCGTACCTTGCTTGGTTTGCAGTATCAATCTGCTCAACATAATTTATATCTCTAAGTTCTAAATCTAAATATTTTGCAATTACAACTGTAGGTCTTGTCTTTTGGCTTGCATTTGAATAGCTAAAACCTGGTTCTAATACATTTGACAATGAAAATAAATAACTCGAATCTTTTGGTGCGTCTTGTGTAATTGTTAATGATCCAGCACTCCAAAATGGCATTGATCTAAATACAGAACACATTTGATTTACTACGTTATATGCCTCGCTTTGACTATTTATACAGACATTACAACTAAATCTTGGTTCTGTATTACCTGTGCCTGTTCCATCATCGACTTGTTGTGAGCAATAAACAGAAGCTTGATAAAAACTAAATTTATCAAGATCAGACTCAGATAAATGAGAACCTAATCCATACCTCTCAGAACTTAAAAGATCATACAAGCACCAGGCTGGATCATTTGTAAATTGTGCTGCGCCAAGAGTCCCATTAAATGTTCCAGTATATTCCAAGCTGCCATCAGCACGAACAGTTGCATTATGTGGAATTTTTACTTTTATACCATTAACTAAGTATTTTCTTGATGGTATTGCTGAAAATTGCTCTGCATCTACTTTTAATCCAACTAAAGCACTATTTGGATAGCTTCTTTTGTCGTATTTTATTTCTACATAATTATTAAACTGAAAAGCATCAACTAATTTACTTGATGAACTATTAGCAGTTACTCTTGTCACTTTTATGTTTACAGGAAAAGCACCACTTAGATTTACTAAATAGTCTCTTACATAAGAATCAGGTGTTCTACCTGCAATAGTGCCATCATTACCAGAGACAACAGTTTGATAACCTCCTCCGCTATATTGAACAGCTATTTGTAATTCTATAGATGTACCAAATATATCTCCCTCATCACTAAATTTTTGTAGTTGTGGAACTGTTATTTGTATAGAAACAGCATCAACATCTGAATCAGTAATTTGTATAACTTTAGGAGAACCTTGTTCAACTAAAGAAAAACCAGTTGCTTTTGTTGTTGCAACATCTCTTGTAATTGGTATTACTGTTTGGCTTGATGTACCAGTTCTAACTTCAAAAGTAACATCTTTAAAATTAAAAGATCCATCAGCAGCTTGAAGAGGTGTGTTATTCAGAAATATAGATTTTCCTCCATCAACAAGTCCTCCAATTTCACCTTCACCTATTAAATCAAGAACTCTTGCAAATGCTTTTGAATCGAGATTATCTTTAGCTTCATGTGGACTACCACCGCCACCGCCACCGCCTTTTCCACCGCCACCGCCAGAACCAATAATCTTCATACTTCTACCTGCTCGTTTTCAATATTTGCTGATATAACCACCGATCCAACCATTGTACGACCATATATCACAGGAACGGCAACGCCTGCCCTACTCGTGTTTTGTATGCCACTAAAATTAAATGATCTTCTTGGATCTTGATTTTCTTCGGGGATAGTCTCGACAGGTGTAAGTAAAGTAGATACTCCGTTTAAAACCATTGAAGCACCAATAATAGAGGTTAATGTTCCCACTTTTGTTAAAAATGCACTTCCAGCAGTAAATCCTGTCATAGTAGTACCTGCTGCGATTTTACCTCCAGCACCAATTGTTCCAAACATTCCAGCACCAGGGAAAAGAAATGAAATACCTATTAATGCTGCCCCAATCAATATTTGCCTACCAGCACCACCACCAGCACCTGCTACAACAGGAACTATTTTTATGTCATTCTGCCCTGTGGGATGATGTAACTCCTCATCATTTAATACCCAATCATTATCAACTATTATTTTGTAATATCTATCAGCCATATGACTTTCTAGCTTTGGAAAATTAACAACTAAAAACCTAATAGCTTGCGCTGCATTATTAATTTCTGCCTCAAAAGTCTGCTGACCCAGAAACTTTGCGAGTTCTCCGTATAGCTTAATTTTTCTTAGCATAACGAATCCTTTTACCTGTGCATTTTAGCAACCATTCATCTAATAAATCACGACTTGATAATCTATTTTGTAAATGATGCAAAACTGTTTGCTGTCCTAAGTAAACACCAATATGATTCAATCCGCTACTACTTATTGACATTAATAATAAATCTCCATATCTTAAGTCTTCTGTTGGTAATAATTCTCTGAATCCTGTTTCTTCAAAACAATCATCAAACATTGGATTTTTTATAAATTCATCGGGATCATTAGGTCTTACCCAATCTTTTAATTCTATTCCAAATTCTTCTGCATACCAATCTCTACATAAACTCCAACAATCATTAACACCCCAAACCCACTTTCTACCTATTAATGGTGCTTTATAGCCACATGGCTCACAATATTGCCAATCGTTTGAGTCTGGTTGTACGATCCACCATTTTAAATTCGATTTTTCACAGGCAACCCTATCTGCTTCACTTGGTCTTGCACTTGTTAAAGGATGACTATGCACAACAGCAGTTATTTCGCCTTGATCTTCTGCCTCAATCCAATCTTCTGGAGACAATATAAATTGATTGTCTGGATTAGTAGCTAAATTTTGACATGGAAAATATACTTCTTTTCCTTTTTTGATTATTAATAGGCCACAAGATTCTTTCGGCTTGCTTTCTATTGCGTGTTGTAATGCCTCATTTTGCCACATTAGAAGAAACCACCTACGCCTGGAAAATCATCTGGTAAAACTTGTCGTTTAGGCAGCCTAACTCCATCTAAATCAAAACTTGCAGCAAGTTCAAATGCAACTTCTGCTCTATTTTCTCCTGTCTTACGATCTATAAAAAATACTTCATCAGGAAACTTGGCTGTAGGATCAGCAGTACCAAATGCGTTTTGACCTGATTCTAAGTCAACAACACTATCATCTTCTTGTAAAAGAAAAGAACCATCTTCTAATAAAATATCACCACCCTCAAAGTTATCATCATCAATAAAACGTCTTAATGTTCTTATTCTTGTCACCTTTGCCCCTTCTAAGCCTTGAGGTAAAGTTAAAAGAATAGTAGTTATGTCTCCAAAGATATTTGATATTTTTAACGTAGGTCTTGGTAATTGTTTACCATTAAACTCAAACCCCTCTGCTTCAATAGGCATCCTTGTATATTCATTATTAGCAAATATTAGATTTGCGTCATTATTAACTCCAACACCATTATGAAAATAATAAGTCTGAGAAACACCATGAATAGTTGTATTTAACTCAAGTTGAAAAAGCTCAACAATATTGTCTATATTTGGCGTTTGTAACTCAGATACAGGTACAGCCATTAGGGTTCAAATACTTCTGTAAATGTAACTGTTATCGTTGCTAAACCAGGATAATTTATTTGTTTTTTTCTATTCAAAGCACGATATTTACTTGTTGTTGGCTCATCAGGTGCTTGCCAGTTAAAATAATCACCATCCGAAATACGAGCATCCAAGAAAGTTTCTATAGTATCGCTTTCTGCTTCTGTAATATTTTCAAAAGTAAGATCATAAACTTTAGGATTTATGTTTAATCCAAACTTTACTATTTGTTCATAACCATCTTGAAATCTAGCTCTAGTCACAAAAGGTTCAACAGACTTATTAACTCCGTAAACAGGTTGTATTGATGGAAAAGTTTGAGCCATTATGAAAGTAAGCCTCCAGGTCGTTTTTGTTTAATAAGTTCTGCTTGTACTGCCATGCCTAGCATTTTGCCAAGCTGTGCAGCTTGATTTGAGTCACCTTCAACACTCGATCCTGACGCATTAACATTAACACTTATATTACCAACTCCGCCTCCTTGTGATGCTACCCCAAGTTTTCCATCTCTTCCACGTTTTAAAGGCATTATAGCTTCTGCACCAGCTTCACCCATTAAACCAATACCGCCATTTGCCATTGGGAATAAAGTTGGTTTTTTTACTATTCCACCATAAGCATATGGAACAATTTTGTTTTTAGCAAACACATTACCCATTGCACTTGGAACTACATTACCTTTATCAAATACATTACCTTTTGCATTAGTTATATCTATATTTGGAAATATGCTTGTAAATAATGGTTTAACTATTGCATATCTAACAAACATTCTTGTTAAATCAGCAATTATAGAATTTGCAAGATCTTTAAAATTTAACTTACCTGTTTGTACAAATTTAACTAACGCATCCTCTATACCCTTAAATGCGTTTACAAAAGCATCTTCTGTTTGTTTAGCAATATCAAAAGCAGATTTAGCAAATTGTTTTAAAGGTGAATTGTCACCATCTCCAGTTAATTTTGGTAAATTAGATTCATTTGTTGAACCATCGCCAGGTGTACCCTCTCCAGCATCAGGAGGTACATAAAAACCCTTCATAGTACTGAAATTTTCTTTTGCTTGATTCAAAGTATCTTTAAATCCTTCTTGTATTACTTTAAAAGCTTCTTTGAATTGAAAATTAGCTATGTGATATAGAATTTTAGCCATATCAACTAATGATCTTATCAAGAACCTAACGCCCTCAACAGTTGCAAATATAAGAGTACCTAATACTTTAAATGTACCTGTTATAAACGTCATTGCTCCTTTAGACTCTAATATTCCTTTGGTCATGTCCGCAAAAGCTTTTTGAAAAGCAGCACCAATAGGTTGAACAGCATCTCCAATTTCTCTTTTTAATAAAGACTGTGTAACTTTTAATCTTTGGCCTGCATCAGCAGTTGAATTAGCAATCTCAAGCGCAATATCTTTGAAATCTAAATTTAATTTTTCAGCAAATTTTATAACTTGATCTAAACCAACAGTTCCATCTCTTAAGTCTTTCTGTAAATCTTGCAAGCTACTACCATTTGCCTCAGCAAATTTAACAACCGCACCGGCGAGTCTCTCGCCCAACTGCCCCTGCAGCTCTTCGGCTGATACTTTACCCTTACCAAAGATCTGCGTCATAGCTCTTATTGCAGATTGTACGTCTTCAGCATTACCACCAGTTGCTTTAATAGAACTTGCTACACCCATAAATACTTTTTCTGCGTCTTCAAGACTTCCTCCAGCACCAAGAACAGAAGCTGCTAGTTGAGTAAACTGTTTAGTAGTAGTATCGAGAGGTATATTAAGAGCTAAAGAAGTTTTACTAATAAACTCCAAACTTTGTTGGAATGAAGCACTATCTCCAACTATTGCTTTAAGTGCAATTTCAAGCTTTTGTATTTGTGCTGAAAACTCAGCAGCTTCTTTTGTATATCCAGCAAGAGCAACTGTTGCATCTACTCCAAGACCAATACCAGCACCAGCTACACCACCAGCTATTGTGCCAGTTTTTAAATAACCTGCTGCCATTCCAGTTTGTGCGCCAGGAGGCAAAAATCTACCTATAGAAGCACCTAGAGCTGTTTTACCCCCTGCCTTTGCTCCAGCCCCTAACTGTCGAAAAAATCCACCAGATTTTTTTTGCTTACCCATCAAAACATCATATTTAGCCGATAACTTATCTATTTCTTTACCAAGTCTTTTGTAGGCATCACTTCCAATACCTACATTATTTTTTAATTGCTTTAAAGCAGCTATTTGTTGATTAAATGTATTTACACTACGCTGACCTCTTTTGTCATAAGCAGTTATTGATTTAATAGCTTTAGTAAGTTCTACTGGTGTTAATGCAATATTTTTATTTAGCTTGCCAAATGATGAGGACAGCTTCCCTAATTTTGCTACACCTTCAACCTTTACTCGTATTTCTTCTATATTGACAGATTTAGCCACTATTTATTCTCCTTATTAAATTCTGTCAAAACAACTTGTTCCATTAGTTGTAAACCTTCCAGCATTTCTTTGCGGTTATCCACATCATAGAGGTCAAATAGTCCTCCATCAAGTAATAACACTTCATATTTCAATCCTACTACACCTCCAAAGTTTGTGTTCCATTGTGTCTGACAACGTAAGAACATATTTACAATATCCCAATTATCTTCAAAAACTTCAAAGTCTTTATTCTCTTCTGGTTGCTTCTCGATTTTTACACCAAGCGCAGCAGCGTCTTGTTGAGTTTCATCTATAACTTGTTTGCCACTCGAAGCCCAGTATTTAGCAGCATCAATTAGTTTCCCACTTGTGCATTAGCATAGAATTTTTTAAAAGCATCTAATACACCAGCTACAAAATCAAGATCTTCTGAAAATTCTTTTAAAACTTTTTCTGAAAACTCTATAGGCGTACCATCTTCTTCACTCACATCAGACCATCCAACTAATACTTTTTTTAGTGCCTCAAACTCATCTGCACCTTCAAATTCGTTTAGTTCTTTTCTTGATAGACGTTTAAATTTACCAGTAAACGTAGTCTCATCAAACTCACCTGTTTTTTCCTCACTAGGCTTACTAATAGTTACAGGCCAAGGATAAACCTTAGTTTTTTTTCTTACAAATGCCATAAATTAAAATATATACTTCTCTACTCTACCTCAGTAGTCAATACTTAGTCAGTATCTATGTGTAAACGATTGAAATTTCGTCATTAGCCGTTGATGGTACTAATGTGTATGGAATATCTAGCATTTGTATTCCATCCATATCTGAATACGCAACATCGCCAATATCAGCTTTGGTGGATGTTACTTGAACTTTGTTTCCAGCAGCAGTTCCATGCAAGAAAGTAAGATTACCAGTAGTTTCAGCAACAGCAGCAGCAAAATAATCTTTTGTACCAAGTGCCATTGCTTCTATTTGTACTGTACCTGAGATATTTCTATTTGTTATTAGTGTTTCTTTTGTACCACCAACAAGCTCACGATAAACTATTTCATTGCCTATATCCATAGATATACTTTGTAAAGCTGCACTATGAGATAAAAGTTGGAAGCCAGTTGTATTACCATTTTTAAATATTAATGGTGTTGCTTGATTTCCATATGTAGTAGCAGGCAATGCTGTATCGGTAGGAGCATTGTAGATCCCGGTAAAAGTGAAATCAATCGAAGGAATTTCGCCAACAGAAGCGTTAAGCGTAAAACTTCCTCGACATCCAGTAACGATATGTCTTACGCCATCTGTGTTGTAGTGAATAGTAACAGATGAAAAACTGGTTGAGATAGGTTCATAAGTAACGCTGGTGTTACTTGCAACAGTCTCCGAAAACCCACAGGCTTTAAGCGCACTTCCATATCTAGGCGCAACTCCAGCACTTCCAGACCCAGCAAGTTCCACACTAAAAGTAACCTCAACTTTTGTATTTGCAAGAAGCTGCTGAAAAGCACCTAAAAATGGTCTTACAACATCTCTGCTTACAACATCACTTGATTGTGGTGTGATTGACAGATCTCTTACAAGAACAACATCTGTTGCTGCTGGAGTTGGATCTGTTCCGTAGCTGCTCTCAGCTTCAATTAGAATTACTCTCTTCCTTGTCAGTTGTGCCATCTGTAGTTACCTCAGTAGGGGGTTCAGCTTGTTTAGTTTGTTGAACTAGCTTACGTTTGCCAGTTTTGGGGTTCAGTATGTAAGTACCGCCCTCGTTTGGAATTTCATTTTCCATATTACTCAATCAGGGTTGTTAGGCTTGCAGTTTCATTATAATTCATGTTGATAAATCGTTATAACTGCTCCTGTAGTCAATTTCATACTCACAGGATACTATGCCTGCTGGCTGATCTGCTTCTATGACATCAAAGGTTACTGTTGCAGGTCTGACATCAATCGCAAGTCCTCCTAATGTTGGGTCATTTACAACTTTCGTATGTAAACTTTCGACTGTTGCATCTGCTGTTGTATCAGGTGTTTGTGATCTAACAACAACTACTATTCTTACTCTTAATGTCCAATCTATCTTTAGATAGGTTGCACTATTAACAGTAGGCTCATCAGTAACAAATTCTAAAACCAAACTAGGGGACTCTGCTCTAGCCATAGGCTCTGCTCTACTTCTGTAGATACGATTTCCTACTCCTGTTGTATTAGCAAGATTAGTTTTAATCGCAGCTAAAATTTGTTCTCGTTTACTAGCCATTTCACACCTTCATCAAAGATACTATACATAAACTACCATCATCTATTTTTCTTACACTCCTTACTTTATAACTAACTGAATCTACTGATAACGTAGAGTCATATAAGACTGCACCTAAATCAGAAGTTTTAGCTGTTAACTGATAGTCAGTTGTTAGAACACGATCATCAGCGACAATTTCGTCTGGTTGATCTAATATTCCTTTATAAGTAGTGCCACTATAAACAACAGTATCTGTAAAATCAGCAAAATATGTATCGAGATCTTCAGTAAATGCCATAGGAAAAAGCCCTCAACTGAGGGCTACTTATTTAGCCGTACTTTTTAACACCAATCAAGTTGATGCTGAAAGTAAAGGTTGGTGATGATCCACCGATTGTTTGAACGATCTTGATGAAACGCTTACACTCATCTTTATTGATTGCAAGTGTTTGCATTGATGCAGATCCTGTTACCTGTGTGAAAGTAGCACCAGATAAATCTGTGTATGTACCACTTGAAGAATCAGATTCAGTAATTTTAATATCTAATGTTGGAGAAGAACCGCCACCAGCAGCACTATCCAAAATTAAAACTACATCTCCATCATATTCAAGAAGATCTATTGCGCTTGATGTGGCTGTGCTTGTTACAGCAGCAGTAGCAACTCCAGCAACAACAGTTAGTTTTTCTAAGTTCTGTTGAATAACAGACATTTTAAGATTCCTCCTGTGTAGAAATAAACTCTTCTAATTGTGCAATTAGATCAGTTTTGTTTTGTCTTCTATCGAGTTCTATTCCAAGCTTGCGACCATAAGTTTCGATTTGTGATTTTGTCATTTCAGAAAAATCAACCTCGTCACTATTGGTAGGCTCTAACTCGACAACTGTTTCTGTACTGGCTACAGGTGCTTCACAAACCTCAACTACAAGTTCAGCTTTGTCTATAGCAACAAGATATTCACCAGTATGTTTTTCAACATCAACGATAGAGCCAGAGTCCGTTGGGACTCCAGCTATCATTGTCGGTCTAAGTAATTTGACCTTCATGTGATTATGTACCGAAACAGAACGCACCTGGCTGTTTAACAGCAAAATCAACATCCTGTAACGCTATTATTCTTACGCTACCGCTTGTTGCGTTTGCATATGGATCTACTGTTAGATCTAAGCCAGACCACATACCGATCACAAACTGTGAGAAATCTCCAAAGAGTACATCATTGTTTGCAAGCTGATTAGAAACAATAGCTGGATAGCCGTTAATTTCATTGTTCTCAAACACGAACTGCGCTGTGTTTGAAGCTTTTTCTGTTGACTTCAATGCACCTCTTGCAGAAGCGTTAATTAGATAGAACATATTAGCTACATCAGCGTTTGCTGCTGCAACGTCTGTTTCCATTCCGATGTACTCAGCAAATGTACCGAATGTAGTAATTGTTTGTGTACCTACACCAGTTGTATCTTTGATACCTAATGGCTCATTAGAACTACCAGATCCATAGATAGCTGCGTTGTCTAACTTAGTAGCAATAACTTTCGCAATGTCATCTCTAATCATTGTCTCAACGTCTATAGATGACTGAAGTAGCAATCTTCTAGAGTAGTCAACAAATGCACCGATTGTCTTTGGTGTCATGTTCACTTGATCGAAAGCTTGCTGACTTTCTGTTGGTGCGCCAGACTCACCTACAAAGTAAGCAGTTGATGTAGATGTCATTCTTGGGATAGACACGTTACCAGACAATCCTGTAAGCATTGTTGGGTTTGTTGCCAT